TATATAAGGCATCACCAAGTAAGGGTTTAATGGCAGTTATCTGTGCTTGTTTTATTGCAGGTATTAACCTACTCATTTCAACACTACCGCCAATTGGTGTATTCTTAGTTATATCATCCTCTCTTAATAGTATAGTTGCCATATTATATTTCTTTATTTTCGTTATTATCCTCTATTTCTTCATCTTGATTAAGTTCATCAAAATCCTTGAATTTAAGCTTAATATAAGGATAGCCTACAGATAGAATATTTTCCAATGCTTCAATTATGTCTGACCTCATTGGATTGATTTGATTTCTATATAAGGTTTTAAGTGCTGTTTTCATTTCCTCACTATCACTTGAAAAACCAGTTTCTGTACTTTGTCCAAATAAACTAGGACTAGTTACCTTATTAGCTAACAATATTTTTCTATTTGCCTCATCTGATACAAATTGAAATTGTTGATAAGCATCTGTTATTTCAATTGAATCTACAGTAGTTGCTTCCTCTTTATTATTGTTAAAACTTACTATTAATTGTCCTGCATTAGAACTACCTGTAAGCTTATTTTTCATTATTCTCTCTGCTTCATCTGCTTGTTCCTCAGTCTCAGGTTCTCCTTTATTTATATTGACAATTTTACCTGCTGAGAAGTTATTTGCTATATGTTTTCTAATATAATTACTTACTTCCTCCTCTATTTGTGCGTATTGAAGTCCACTAAACCAATCTGGTAATGCAAATATAGGCTGTGGTGAGTGTCCTTTAAGATAGTAAATCTCAGTTTCTCTATCCTCTCCTTCCTTAAAAGAAGGTATTAGAGTAGGTTTAAATCTACCTCTCAACTGCCAATCAAAACTAAACCAATAATTAATTGGTTCATCCATCATATCTTTAGGTCTGTCTACAGCTACTCTTCTAGCAGGTATTGAGTGTATCTTAGTTACTTTTAAGTCTCCTGCCTTATTATAAATGACCTGTAATGGACTATTTCTTTGTAACTTATACTCATGTACCAAAAGTGATAAATCCTGCCTTGAAATGATTCTATCTAACTTATTTTGGTTTATACCTTCAACTGCTTCTAAACCCTCACCTATAATATAGTTGCTATATCCATCAATTACAGCTTGGAGGGTAGGACTACCTAAGTAAGCATCCTCAACTAAATTAAAAAATGTATTATCAGAGTCATTTGTTAAGTATTTATTACCTATTTGTAACAGTGATTGAGGATTAACTCTCGTATAGTTGTTTAACTCTAGTATATCTAAATTGTCTTTTTTCATAATTTTATGCTTCTATTATTCCTGTAGTTTCATCCTCATCTAAAAGGTTGTAATTTTGTATATCAGTTTGGTCAGTAGATAATAACCTACCTCTCCATATTAAATCTTCAGTTTCAGCATCTAGTATTGATACTAAGTATTTTTTATCTTCCTCAAATAGGTACTCTAGGTATATATCCTGTCTACCCCTATCTCCAAATGATGTATAAGCTACTTCTTCTATTTCTTCATCACTTAACTCATCATATAATACTACTTTTACATCATCCATATATATACGTGGGTATATTGATAACTTATTGAAGTCTCCTTCTATAATTACATTATCATCATTGTCTACCTCAGTAATACTTTGGTCAGTATTTAAGTAAATATTCTTTTTGTCGTTAATATTTATAACCACCATATTATGCCTTTTAATATAAAAACAACAAGAACAAGAAAGCCCAACTATCTCTAGTCAGGCTTATTCTCTATTAAATTAAATTTATAATCTATACAGGGGTTACTACTGCAGCTAAAAGTGAAGCTTTAGCTGCATCATCCAAGAAATAGAAAGAGTCTGGTTCAGAAGTAGTTCCTACCAATTGGTAAGCATTAACTCCATCTAAAGCACCTTCTACATTAGCAGTAGAATTAAACTCAACTCCTCTAGTCAATCCAACTGTAATTATCTCACCTGTATTTGTCTCTAAGAATACTATTGGTCTACCCCAAATTAATTGATTAATTTGAAAAGATTTCTTAGCATCTATTTTAGTAAACACTAGGTTAACTGTTCCATTAAAGGCAGTTGTACCTGCATCTCTACTTGAACTAGATGGTTCATTGTAGTTATTTCCTGTATTTTTTAAAGGAAATTTATAAACTTCAAATTCTACTGGCAATCCAGTTACTAGATGTCCATCTACATCATCACTAGTTTTAGTGAAGTCATAGTCATCAAAGTTAGCTACATAAGCATTCTTGAAACCTGCAACTGCATTTAAGCAATCTGTTCCATTTACACCATTTGTTATATCACAACTCATAATTTTATATTTTTTTGTTTGTTATATTTTAAAAAGAAACCCCACCCATTAGGGTAGGGTCACCTATTTATTTATTTATTAAGGTTTAGTTACTCCTTATACGAAGTCTCCGTACCATACTATTTCCTCTGCAAAGCTAAATCCTGCACCCATTTCTAGGACAACTTTAGTTCTTACAGTACCACTCAAATCAGTATCATCCATATCTTTTACAGATACTTGGTTTAGGTCATTTTCTAGTCCTGTTAAGAAACCTAGATTTTTAACTCTGTATGCAAACATAGAGTCTCCTGATAATGCACCAATAGATTCCATTCTTACACCTAAGTAATCTAATTCCTTATCACCTACAGTTGTATTAAGACCTTGGTCAGCTTGTGCTTGTTTGTATAGTCTAGATACTTTTGGAGATACTACAATTACTAAATCATCAGATTCTATAATAGCTTCTGGAATACCTGCATAAACCTTCTCCATTTCACCTATAATGTTAGCTTTAGTTGTAGCTTGGTTTTGTACTTCAATAGTACCACCATCGCTAGTTAACTTAGCTTTAAGACCTAAAACAGAATCATTCCAAATAAAGTTATCAACTTTAACTCCAAGGTTTTCAATGATAGCCATTAAGATAGCTGATTGAATGTCTTGTGGAATTTCACTCTCTGCACCAAAAAGACCTGCTGATTGTGCTTGGAAAGTTTGTCTAAATTCATCCTTACATAGTTCGTGGTCAATTTTGAATTTCTTCAATACTACCTCTACATCAGTATAATTTACGTCCCCTTCTGGGTCAAAACCACAAGCATAATCTTGTAAGTCAGCAGAGTAGCTTAGTCTTGGTAAATATCCTGTACCAATGTTATTAGGTAATACAGTAATTGCATTTTTTGAAATAGTGTCAGACTTTCTAAAAGCTTGTACAAGGATTTCCCCTGCCAAAGCACCGTTATATCCACTGTTAATAGTTCGTGTTGTTGCCATAATTATTTTCTTTTTTTTTATTATTTAATGTTTATTTATTACTTGATTTAATTCTTTCAATTGCTTCTAACATTGACTCACCTTTTTTTCTTGAACTAAGGTTAATCTCTGCTTTAATTTTACCTGTATTAGGTGTTTCCTCTAACTGTTCTTTCAACTCTAAAATTTCTTTATCTTTAGATTCGATAGTAGAATTTAAAGCTTCCTTCTCAGATAAAAACAATTTTTCAAATTTAGACTTTACATCTTTGTCTTTACCTGCCAATTCTAGTGACATATCAATTGACTCTTTTTCAGACTTTCCATACTTAGATTTAAGTACTTCCTCTAATTCAGGGTCTTTTGAAATCATATCAAATAATTCCTTTTTAGCTTCTTCATCCGTTAAGTCAAGTTTGTCTTCTTTTTTATCCTCTGAAGCATCTACTTCTTCTTTTTTATCCTCTGAAGCATCTACTT